TTTGATCTAAAGGAGCGCGACCAGCTCAACCTATTTGGCAAGCAGATACAGGTCAACGCAGGATTGGAGAGCATCGAATACCATACCGACACCACCCCTACAACCAACTGTAAGTACTACAGCAACGCAGACATGCAGTCCATCATCCAGGCGGCCATGTGGCACGTCAGCTACCATCAGACGTACTGCATCAGTCTCAAGGTATGGATTGATGCCTGCGAGGCCAAGGAAGAGGTGGCAGAGATATTCTATGGTGCGGATATTCCGGAGCAATATCAGTCGGAGGTACTCAAGGCATATCTTGTCCGGATAGCAGCCGAGATGGGGGTGGATAATGGAACGCCGGCGAGTTAATAAGTATGTCACACTGTGGTGCGTGGGAGGATTACTGTACATACTCCTTGAGGTTGCCTGGCGCAGCAGAAGCCATTGGACCATGTTTATCCTGGGTGGCCTGTGTTTTATCAATCTGGGCTTGATTAATGAGGTCCTGCCTTGGGATATGCCATTATGGCAGCAGGTTATAATTGGCGTCGGAATTATTACAGTAATGGAGCTCCTAACAGGATGTGTGGTCAACCTGTGGATGGGATGGGGAGTCTGGGACTATAGTAATATGCCAGGCAATGTTTTGGGACAGATATGCCCACAATACTGTCTGCTGTGGATGCCGGTAAGCATGTGTGGGATTATCCTGGATGACTGTCTACGGTATTGGTGGTGGAGTGAAGAACGGCCCCGTTATAATATAGGGCTTACGCGGAGCAGACCAAAAACAATCTGGCTGCCGGTGCATGTATAAATTATGAAAGGGCGTGATGAATCATGGTTATAACTGTTAGTATTGCAGCGCTCATTGGCGCCATGTGCATACCATCAGCAATTACAGGATTTTGTTTTTGGTTGATACAACGAGAAATTAATAAACGTGATGAAAAAGACAAAGAAGATAGAACCAAACGGCAGAAGATTCTGGATGAACGAGAAGCAACACGAGAGAAGAATGAGCTTTATATCATTAAAAGCGTGAGCGCTTCAATTGCTCTCGGAGAGGCAACGGCCCGGGCAGTCCAACGGATTCCGGATGCGCACTGTAACGGGGATATGCATGCTGCCTTGGAATATGCACAGACAATCAAACATGAGCAAAAAGATTTTCTCCATGAGCAAGCTTTAAAAAATCTTTATTGATATGCCGAAGGAATCGGCAGAAGGAGAGGAAGGAATTATGAATATGAATTTGATGATGCAGTATATTTCGTATTTGATGATTGCCATTGGATTAATGGCTTTTGTGGTTTCAGTCATTACACAGGTAATAAAAGCGTGGCCGGGGTTGGATAGATTGCCAACGTCTGCAGTAGTGATTGTGTTATCTCTGGTATTGTGTCCGGCGGTGTTCCTGGCCTTAATGGCCTGGAAGCAGCAGCCTGTCACTTGGTGGATGATTTTTGGATGCATGATAGCTGCTTTTGTTGTTGCCCTTGTATCCATGGACGGATGGGAACGCCTAAAAGAAATCTGGGGAAGAACAGGGTATAAAAAATCAGAGTAGAAGGAGGTGGTCCGCTATCTCCCGGCCGCCAGGGTTATAACGGCATAACTTATCAACTGCAAAAAGAAAGCGAGGGACATATTATGGCAGAATCAACAGGAAAACATGCAGCACATATTCCGGGGAACGGAGGATACCTGGCAGAGGGGCCAGACATGCAGGAAAAGCAGCCCACCCCATATCTGCATGACACACCATCAGTCACGCCGCATCCAGGTAAGCACCAGAGCGGTGTAGGCGGCCCGAATGACCGTAACCAGAACGGCGTGGATGATAAAGAAGAGTAAGTTGCACCGGTACAACAATGGCCCTGGGTATTCCTGGGGTCTTTTTAAATTGGAGGATAACATGACAGCATTATTAAAGCGTCAGGCCGTAATTGGCAAATATGCAGAGATTATAGGCCGCAATATATATAGCCAGCCCCTAAGGGACTACTGCTATAAATCATATAAGGATGGAAACTATTACAGTGATTGTAGTAGTTCGATCTGCTATGCCTACAAAGAGGCGGGCCAAGGATTTGGTATCACCAATACGGCAGGAATGTACAACTCCCCTAAACTGACCACTGTGGATGCAGGCATAGCCCAGGGAATCCCTGACATCTCCAGACTTCGACCCGGGGACATGCTGCTTTTTGCCGGAACGGATGCCAGCCGGCCGAAACGGATAGGCCACGTAGAAATGTACTGCGGTAATGGCATTATCTGTGGGCACGGCTCTGGCAGGCCATCGTATAAGGACCTGGTAGCTTACTGCAAAAGCCGGTATAACTCTTGGGCCTCAGGTGGGTGGCGCAAGGGCCTGGTATGTGTGCGCAGATACATACAGGATGATATAGCGCAGGAGCCGGAGCAGCCAAAGAAATCCGGCTGGGAGCAGAGGCCCGATGGGGCCTGGAGCTTTTACCTGGGCAACACCGGAAATCCAGTTAGGAATAGCTGGTACCTGGATGAGGACGGGAAGTGGTATTGGTTCGACGGTGACGGCACTATGGTATCCAACACATGGTATCGGTATAAAGGTGACTGGTATTATCTAGGGGCGGATGGAGCTATGGTCAGGGGCCTGCAGGCCAGCGGAGGGAAGTGGTATTTCCTGGACCAGGACGGCAAACTGACCATGGAGCCGGTAACACTTACGCCAGACCAGGATGGAGCACTGCAATGGCCAGCATTAGCTGACTAACATTTATCAAAACGAAAAGACATCGCTTTCTCATTTGCTGAGAGGGCGATGTCTTTTACCAAATTTGTATTTCTCCCTGGTATTGCCCGGCTAGGGGCGGGGCGCGTCTGGGGCGTTACAGCTTCGCTTTATTTCGTGTTTTCCTTCGCTCTGCAACTTCCTTGGGCGGCAGTGCCGCCTATTGCATTTATATCATATCAACGACTGTAAATATTTCAGAAACATTTTGTGTAATGGTAAAGCCTGCTTCAACGTTCTGGATTCCCAGGGCCGCCGCGATTTTGTTTTTGACTTCATTTCTGTTGGCTTCCATCTTTTCCTTGTACGCCACCCATTCTTCCTCACACTCATAACAATAGCGATCATTTAATATGCTTGATTCTATCCATTCGTTCATAGCATCTGAATTCAACCGAATTACAGTAGTATGAATCAGAAGGCCGCAATCCTTAAACTGTCCCTGCGCTATTACTTCGACTTTAAATTTTCCTTCTAACATGTGTATTCCTTTCTCCCCTGGAAACCGCCAGGGGCCGGTGAAATTAACTATGATATTTCTAAATCTTCTATTTCGTCCCATGTTAAGCCAAATTGCTGAACAAGGACATCAGCCCTATTCGACATATAAATCGACAACTCAATGCTGGGAGCCTCTGAAAACCGCCTTGCCAGTTCTTTGTAATGGCTGATATGCCTTTCCTTTAACCACTCCATAAATTCGTCTATATTTTTGAATTCCATTCCTAAGTATTTCATGTTTTTCACCATTCCTTTCGCTTCGCTCAAGGCACAAATAAGTCATGAAAAAGCTTGTTGTGTCTCTCCTCTAATTTGTTTATAATAAATCTTGAAACAGCAATACACTACAGAGCACGGGAGGAGGAGTGGCGAACTTTGTTTCGACCCCGTATGTTTATATGTGCCGTCATCCTTTCAAGCACAAACAAGTGGGACTTTGAGCCCGGACTCTTATCATTGGTATAAACCATGGTTTATTTAGTCACAGGATGACAGTCAATGTTGCTGTTTTTAATATTACTTTTTTTCGGGAGCCGTTTGACTCCCTATTTGTGTTTGCTTAAATGGTGTTTTTGCTTTAATTTATTTTTCACTCTTACCTCCTGTTTTTTTGTTTCCCGTCCTCTTAACTTCTAACTATATTATAACCTATTATTAGGGTATTGTCAAGATGATTTTAACCTAATTTTAGAATATTTTTTATTGACATATTTCGCTTATATGATAAGATACATAATAGGAGGTGATGATATGGTGAGATATAAGATAGATGTATTCGAAGAAATGAAAAAGCATGGTTTTAATCAGACAAAAATACAGCGGGAAAACCTATTGCCTAAGCAAACCATGAGTAATATAAAGGCTGGGAAATCAATTACGCTCGAAACACTGAATAAAATATGTCTTATGTGTAGAAAGCAACCAGGGGATATTATAGAGGTTATTCCGACTGATGAGGAAAAAATAAAATATTATTAAAACTATTGACAATATCCTAATAATAGGGTATAATAAATATAGTTAAGGAAGAAACAAAACCTTAATGAATGGCCGGGGCAAGCCGGGGAGAGGAGGAACACATGAACGTGAACATGTCGGAAACAGCAAGATTAATATTAGGGCTGAGAAATGCTGGGTGGGATGAAAAGGACATAAACGATTTTATTCTTTACATCGAGACTGGCGAGGAACAATACAAACCACAGCAAAAAAATAAGCCTACAGAATAGGCTTAAGGGAATGAACCAAGGGAGGGCGGGCTTGCCACCGCTCCCCCGATTCAATACATAGTATAGCAAATAATTAAGGTGATTGCAATAGAGCCAAGAACGGCGGGAGGTAAACAGATGGCAGATAGATATATGCATTATGGAGTAGAGGTTATTAGGCAGTACGTAGGCAGTTTTAGGGCTGAGTTAAAAAAGCAAGGGCTTGCTTATGTTGATTTAGCAATTGCTCCCGATATTGATGTGGTAGTATATAATACCATAAAAGGTAAAAGATATGCACTTATCTGTCCACAGAGCTGTCCTGATGACTATTCGGAATTAGTGTATATCACAGAACAGACACCGGATGACTGCAATTGGATGCTCCTGGCTGAGGACATAGAGGCGCAGCACAAAGGTGAGGCCCCAAAACTGCAAAAGACCCGTGTCAAAATGCTTTTGGAGGCAGCAGAAAAAGTTTATTATGCCAATCGACCGGATCCAATCAATGCGTTTAGTGCAGAGGCATCAATGTCAGGAGACGAGATGATACAAGATTTAAAAGTCATTCTGGCTGGCTGGGGCATTGACAGTATGGATTTAGTCAAAATGGATCATTCAGATGTTGATACAATTTTTTGGAATAAACTAACTGAATAGCTAAAACATAACAAATGAGGCGAGTACCGTGAAATGACCGGGCCCGTCTCAAGTGGTCGATATCCTACTGTGCCAAATACCAAGATAGCAGATACATCCGGAATAGCAAACACGGCCAATGCTAAAATAGAATTAGATGGACCAATCAAAACGATTGCCTATGGGAGTGACAAAAACAAATGGGCGTTTCAGCAGCAATTTCCGGATGGCGTCATATTATCTTTAGGCATCAGCGAAACCGAAATTTTTTACGACTATTATGACGGAAAAACATGGACTCGTAAGTGGACAAGATGATTATATACCCGCTATGAATATGCCAAACCGTACATTATTACCTGCTATGAGTTGTGCGCCAAATTCAATAGACACAATCGCGACAGTACTGGTGGACAAATCATAGTCATATCTAACTTGGTGGCCGATAACGCTACAAGGGAGCACATAAAATATATATGGCTTGTCGGTCATCAGCGCTGTCGTTATGTCAAAGGGTATGTTGCAAATATTTCCATCAATCCATGATTCTTGGATAGGGATGACGGTCTGATATGATCGATACTTGATTTCGTTTGTGTAGCTTTTTAGCTCAAGTATCTTGGTATTGAGCACAGAAAATACTAAAAAGGCAGATCCAGATAACCTGGCCTGCCTGAAGAACTATTGCATTAATTTGACGCCGCATTTTTCGCATACCACATGGGCATGTCCATTTACGCTGCTTAAGGCCACGATCATTTTGCCACCACAATCTGGACATTCAGCAATCCGATGTTCACCCCATTTTAGCTCGGACAGGATTGGAGTTATGACTCCAAACAAATTTCTGAGACGAATAATATCCTTGTCATTGTCGTCGGCCAGTTTTCCGCCGGCTTGAACAAATTCCTCAATGACTGAAAAGTCCGGATGATCTAAGAGCTTTGGCTCGTATGTAGCAATATTTTCCTCGCACTTTCCACAATCCATTACAATTCCTTTGATAAGCGCATCCTCCTTTACATAACAATATCCTCCGCACTCACAGGTGCATTTCCATATACGCCGGAAATTATGATTTTTCCAGCTCCATTTTGTGGTTAGGGCACCAAATCGCATACCAGGTATCACATTCATACCAACATCTCCTTTCAAGCTCTATTATAACGCAGGAAAATAAAAGAAGTTCTGGTAGTTTATGGTAAATAATCCCGTTCCACTCATTCGATGAATTCAATGGAGATTCCGGCCTGGACAAAAAGGGCTTCCATTTTATCATAAGCAGCCAATGACCTGGAAAGAACACTTAATGAAACAACGACAATGCGATTAATATTGGGGCGGGCCGTGACCAAATCAAAGAGCAGCTCAAGCCCGTCGCGATTCAGTGTATTTCCGCTGACTCCATTGTCCATTATAATGGTGCAGTATCCATAACCCATATATTTGCAGTATTGTCGTATTTTAGCAACCTGACTCTCGATTTGACTATCGCTTTTCAACGCGCATCTAACATATCCTATTGTCAT